CTCCATTCCCAACGTACTGATTAAAATCCGTAATTGGATCCTGATCAACAAAATATCTACCTTTATGGTATCTTTGCACTATCATACTTTCTGGTGTATATTTGACAGTGCTTCCAAAATAATTGCTAGCCACAATAACACATTCATTTTCACGAACGAATTTTTTATGGTGCATGTTCATAGCAGTGACATAAGATGCCGCTTCACTAATAGCAACGCGGTTCTTCTTCTTCTTACTCAAAATTGCTTTGCAACGAGTTGAGAAGGAAACATTGGCGGTCTTATTGCTTGCCGCATCTTCAATCATATCATTATCGTAAATCTTGTTCATTCTTATAATTGTACTCTGGCTTTTGAAATGACGTTTTATTTCTCCCGGTCAAGGATATCCCAAATTTGGTTGGGAGCCTAGAACTTGCCTCTTACATGTTCTGTATTCTATCAATTTTTAGAGCAGTCTTACTCATGTGCATGAATAGTCCTCGATCTCAACTGAGACTGTAACTTATTCCATCTTAACGATTCGCGTCGTCCATATAGGAGCGGAGAGGCGTTTGCGATGTTATGCATTCACTTTAAGCAGTAAAAACTATTCCTGCAATAAATCAATAAAAGGTTCCTGATTCCACAGTGAATCAAATACTTTGTTTATTTCCTTTTTTATTTTATTATACATAAAACAGATATACATATATAACCCCACAATGGGTTAAAGACATTTTCATTTTTGTTTTTATTTTCTGTTTATTCTATTTTTATTTCTTTTTGTTGTTTAAAATATACAAAAGGGGTTGAACTTAGCGCGTATCTAACGCCACATTTTTATCTCAAATAAAATTGTCAACAAGTGTTCTCGCTGCATCAAAAATCTTCCTGGTACCTCTAGGGCCCTATAGTTATTGAGCCCGTCTAGTCTGTTTAGATAATATTTGAAAAGGGGATGTGAATCCCCGTAATGCCAGCTAAAAGCTGGCAGGTGCGCCTTTCGGCCGCAGAAACAAGTGTATAGAATTAAATTC